AAACGTCTAAAGGAGAGAAATAAAATACGTGAGTTAATGAAGGTTATTAAAGGTCAAAATAATTTAGATTAAGTTTTAAAAAATAGTTGTATTTTAGCATCATTGGTGTTAATGGTCAGCACGCCGGCTTGCCAAGCGGGAGGTATGGGTTCGAATCCCTTATGATGCTCTTTTTTATTATATATAGTCATATAATTTTTGGTAAGTTTAATGAACGGGAGATTTTTATTATGAAAGCAATAGCCAAACTCAAGTATTCAGTCTTGAAAGGCATTTCAATGGTTGGGACTTGGTATAAGAACTTGACAAATGTTAGCATAATGAAGTTTTGTATTGGTGCGTTAATTGTTATGTTTTATACAATGTGGGCTCACGCATCAATTTTAAATATTGACATTTATAAGCAAAACAAACATATTAGTAACTTAAATGTTCAGATTGCTTTTTTACAACAAGAAAATCTTGAAAAAGATGGTGTTATTGTGTTACAACAAGAAAAAGAACAACTTGTAAAGGAGTTTGTTCGTGAAGTATTTTCATCGAAATATTATAGGACAAGTTTAACTGGGTATCATCCAACAGTAGAACAGTGTGACAACACACCTGATGTAACTGCAGATGGAACGAAGTTTGATATTGACCGTGCAGGTGAATACAAGTATGTAGCGTTGAGTAGGGATTTACTTTTACATTTTAACAAACGTGGTGCTCGAATAAACTTTGGCGATTACATTTATATCAGGGGAACACCAAAGGGCGTTCAAGATGGTGTTTATCAAGTTCGTGACACGATGAACAAACGACACACGGAATGGATAGATATTCTTTTAACGCCAGGAGAACAATCATTTTATTATCGTAATATATTGATGTATAAAATTGATAATCCTGAATATGTAGGCGTTTTGAATGAGATTTATGATTCTCCTGAAACACTACTTCCGTTAGCGATGATGAATCCGGAGATATAAAAAACCTGAAAATAAGTCAGGTTTCACTTGACTTTTATTCTGTTTTGGTGTATATTTGTTATGTCAAAAGAATGAAAGGACAAAGAAATGTCAACAACAATTGAATCAAAAGGAATGTCACTTACATCACGTAGATGGAAACTTGATGTAAAGGGTATGGTGAATGAATACAACTTTAAGTTGAATCATGTTCACGGTGATTCGGGTAAATGTGATTTTTGTGGTAATCCTTTAGTATATGTTGCTGTGATAGATGGCGACAATCTTAAAGACAAATCAACTAAAACTTATAGTATTGGTCTTGATTGTTTACAACTCGTTTTGGGTACTGAATGGGCTTACTATTCACAAGTAAATCGTGAAATCAAACGGTTGAAGAAAATCGCCGCTGCTAAATCGCGTGCTAAAAAATATGCCGTACAATATAAAGATTTACTTGATTGGTTTAATTCATTACATCCTGAACAACTCAAGTCAAATCCTTTTTATGTTGTTATGTATAAGATTTTGACAACTGGTGAACGTGTGTTTACTGATAATATGTATAGAGCCATTCGTGACAAAATGAGTAAGGTTCGTATGTCTGTCAATGAATATGATGAAAAACTTAAACATCACAAAGATGTGGTTATTCCAAGGATTAAAACTTTGAGAGCTCTTGTGATGGAAGTTGACGGTATTACTGATGCTATGTCAATCTATGATACACCAAAATATTCTGCTTATGGGTTTGTAACTGATGTACTCTCTTTTGCCATTAAAGCTAATAGGATTACTCCTGGACAAATCGAAGGATTGAATAAAGTTCACGTTCGGTATACCAAAATGAAAAAGGAATGTAGTGAAGTTGCCAATAAAAAGGAACTTGATATAAGTTCTATTCCTTACTAAAACTTAAACCCGACTTCGGTCGGGTTTTTTTCTGCACACCGCGGAACTTTTATAAATAATATAAGTATAATATATATAATAAAGTATTTAAAGAAAGGAAAGATATGTTGAGTTTAGATCAAATAGAACAAAACTGGAAGAAATTAGTAACTTTTATTGAAGATGGTTTTAGTGGTGAACGTAGAGAAAACTTATTGAAGTTATACAATGAACACGAAAATAAAATAGCGACCGCACCAGCGTCCAGTAAAGTACATTATCATTCAGCTTTCGTTGGTGGTTATGTTCATCATGTATTGAACGTATTGAGGATTGCTCCGAGGATGTCAACATTATGGGAATCATTAGGTGGGGAAAAGGTTTGGACTGACGACGAGTTATTTTTTGTCGCCCTAAATCACGATTTGGGTAAGGTCGGCGACGTAAAATATGAAAATTATTTTGCAGCAACTGATGATTGGAAGATAAAACGTGGAATAGAGTTCGACATAAATCCAGAAATGCCGTATATGAAAGTACAAGATCGTTCATTATTTCTTTTACAATACTATGGCGTCAAAATGACACAACGAGAATTTACTGCGATTCAATTACACGATGGGTTGTATGATGAAGGAAACAAAGCATATTATATGAACTTTGTACCAACATTTGAGTTAGATAGGTTTGTTCATGTTATTCATTTCGCGGATATGTTTGCTACAAAGTTAGAATATGAGGAATGGGCGCGGTTACCTGAGGGGAAACAATTTTTACAAGGTGAAAGCAAACTAAAACCAAAGACACAAAAGGGGAAGAAAACGTTAGAGAAAGTTTTAAACGGCGATAACACAATAAAACAAGATGATGTAAAAATAAAGAGTTTTGAAGATTTATTTGGGAACGTATTTGGAGAAAATAACAAATGATATTCATAATAATAATTTTATCAATACTACTAGTAATGGTGGGTTACGCTTTATGGAATCAAACTCGTAAGATAGGTGCTTACGAAGAAACAATGGCTTTATATGAAGGTTGGATAGAAAATTTTGCCACGACAATAAAAAAGATCGACGACGAGTTAAATGATCTTGATACCGAAGGCACATTTCGTGCTGATGATGAAGTAGGTTATTTTTTTCAAGCCATGTATTCCATACTTAAACAATTAGAAGAATTTATGTTAATTGAACCAGAGGAAAATATTAATGAGGCAGAGGATTTACTTCCTGAAAGAAATGTAACCTATGAAAAAATGAAAAAACGAAATAGACAAAAAGACGTAACAATGGAAACTATACAAAAGTTGGACAGAAAAAATTACAAATCAGTGTAATTTTGTATGGTACGTAAAAATAAAGCCGCTATTAAATGCCCTCCAATTAAAAATGAAACGAAAAACTCAAAAAAATTAAAACGTTGAAACGAAATCGATAATGGGAGATGATATGAATGCGAAATAGAATTTACTTTACAAAAGAGACGGAGAACGCGATTGTTGATCTTAACGAGTCAGATGATCAGATATTAAAATCAAAGATATACAGCGAGAAAATAGAAAAGCCTTTAAACAGACTCGTTGAGAATATAATAAACCGATTTAAATTCCCGCACTTTAAAGATGCTTCAATAGATTTACAAGCAGATACTGTTTCATTTCTTGTAATGCAGATGGACAAGTATCACCAAGAAAAGGGGCGTGCTTTTTCATATTTTTCTATTTTGGCGAAAAATTATTTAATACTTGGAAACAACGAACATTGGAAACTCAAGAAACAATCACATCGTATTGATACAAATGCCAGTGAACATGCATTTGATATTATAGATGAACTTCAAGACATTCGACAAAATGATGAAACACCCGAATTTGTGAGGTTGATGTTAGCTTATTGGGAAAACAATTTAACCAACGTTTTTTCAAAACGACAAGAAATACAAATTGCTGATGCGGTTCTCACTTTATTTAGACGTTCCGTAAATATAGAAAACTTCAATAAAAAAGCACTCTATTTAATGATTCGTGAAATGACGGGTTTACGGACACAATATATTACTGCAGTTGTAAATAAAATGCGAGTTCATAATGATATTCTTGTCAAGGAATATAATGCTATTGGATACTTTGACACTGAAATGTGTTTAGATGATTTTACTTGAGGAACTGGGGTAAACACTCCAAAGGTTATAAGTGGAAGTGCCGCCAAGTGGTTCACTTGGTAATAAATATTTTCATTTCGTTCTCCTACGGAATGGGTTAGAGAGAAAAGAGGTTGGTCTATTATAGGTCAACCTTTTTTTGTTTATCTATATTTATATGTGAGATAAAATACATTGGAGATTATCAGTGATTAAGTTAAAATCATTATTGAAAGAAGATTTACTTGGTGAGCTTAATGGGTATGAAGTATATAAAAATCCCAAATCTATTACAAGAATGGAAGACGACATAAGAGGGATAAGTTTTCCTGACGGAGATTTGTTTGTAGTAAATGATGCTCGGCATATATTACATCATGAATTATCTGGTTGGTTGATACGAAATGGTTATAGAGTACCGGTAAATATAAATTTCAATCAAGGAATATTAGATGGTGTCAAAACAGGATATGTAACTTGGCAGAGAAGGAGTTCAAGTAATGAATTTTGGTTAGGTGAATCTATAAGTTTCAAGAATAAAAAGTATTTCAACAAGAAAGAACTTATACCGTATTTAGAAAAATGGGTGAAAAAGGTAAAATCAAAAAATTCACAATATAAATTTGTATTAGAAACAATAAGATAGAGAGGAGCGATATGTCCGAAGATAAAAAATTTTATGAGTTATTTCCAGACAAAACACTCAGCGATGTTTATAAAAACATTTACGATAATTCTACAAAAACAAGGAATCAAATAACTGGTTTGATTGACCAATTAAAACCGTTTGTAAAGTCATTAGATTCGGCTGCCACGATAGTACCGTTGATTCGTGAATACATGGAGATTTTAGTAAGGAACGACGAACACCTAATCAAGTTAGCAGATTCGGCGACAAGATTATTAAAAGAGGGTAGGGTTGGAACTGATGAAAGTGGTGGATTTTTAACTGAGGAAGAAAAAGAACAACTTCTCAAAGATGCTGAGGATTACAATGAATATGCAAAGATTGAAACAAAAAATAAGAAAACATTAGACGAGAAGGTTGAAGAAATTAAGGCAGAACTATTAGAAAACAATAAGGATATAAATTAATGGCTCATTCGCGAGATTTAAATAGAGGGGCAGTACAATCATCAAATCAACAATTACTTGGATTAACAACCGTTAATTCAAATCCAGGTCGTGGAATAGGCGCACCACATTTTGAATTTTATGAATTAGAAGCGGCTGAGGTACAAGATGTTATTCTTGATATAAATCATAAAGCGTCAAATGATGATTATCGTAATATTGGTAATGTACAAATACGAGCTGTAATTAGTGAAAATGGTAAAGAAAGATCAACTTTATCTTGGGCGAGACCATTAGATTCTAATATAAAGTCTTATCCATTGATTCACGAAGTTGTAATAATTGTACAATATTTGGGTCAACTTTTTTATACACAACGAATGAATGCGTATAATAATCCAAATCAAAATGCTATACCTGGTATAAGTTTACCTTCTTTTTCATCAAAAGAAGAAACCACTAAACCTGCGAATGCTCAAGATTTTGAATCTGTTAATGCGTCTGGAATACCAAATAAAAAAAATGATCAAGAAGATGTTTCATTAGGAAAGGTATTTAAGCCGAATATAGATATAAAACCAATGAAACCTTTTGAAGGCGACATCATATATGAAGGTAGGTTTGGACATTCAATAAGATTTGGATCGAATCAAGAGAATGGTTTACCTACATTTAAAATGAAAGTAGGACAACCTGATGAAGTGCCTGACACATCATTACAAACAATAGAGGAAAATATAAACGATGATCCAAGTTCATTTTGGATAGTAAATGACGAGAATGTGCCGCTCATTCCAGCGACTGCCGAGAGTGAAGTACATTTACAATTTTATCCTGACAAACCAAACGAATTTCTTAATAACCAAATATTTATAAATAGTGATAGAATAGTTCTCAATAGTAAAACACAAGAGATTATGGGATTCGCCAAAAAAGCAATGAACTTTGTAACTGAGGGAATCTTTACTGTTGACGCGGTGGATGATATAATAACGAATACAACATCAAGAACGATATTAAATTCACCTGAAATATATTTAGGTGGGGAAGATGCTGAAGAAGCACTTGTATTGGGAAATACTTTATTAAATTTATTGAATGAGTTAATTGATTTGGTACTTAATCACAAACATCCAAGTGGAACTGGGCCAACAGGACCTGTTGTTATTCCACCTGAGAATAGTCAATTGAATCAACTTAAAAGTAAGTTGGAAAGTGCTTTAAGTTCAAGAAACTTTACGTCATAAAAAGGTAAATAATGGCTATAGATTGGAAGACATTTAAACAAATGACAAAAAGTTACTTTAAAAGTATGGTTGCACGGAATGAACAAGAAGCGGCAGATTTTATTACTACTCAATATATTTCTGCAATATTGACCGGTGGAGATTTGTCATATGGAAATATAGTTACACCGACGTATAATCAACAAGCCTTATCATTAGCGATAGGAAACGCTTTTATACAAGGTGCGACATTAGTAAATGAAGGACTTATTCCAACAATATTTGGAATAACGATTTCTCAAGGATTGATAGGATTTTGGACTGGTGCTCAATTATCGCTACTCGTTCCACCACCTGGTTCTGTTGTAGTGGTGTCGAATATTGTAAGTGTACCTGGAACGATAATTTCGGTGTTAAATGTGAGTGCTACAGAAAACGAAAATGAGTTTGTAGATAATTTGGTAGATTTTTTTACACAACATCTACAAACGTTACAGGGTATTACGACGGCGATAGTTCCTGGTACGCCGCCAATCCCAACACCGTTCCCATGGCAGGGATACGGATAGGAAGGAGTAAAATATGACAAAAAAAGAATTACAAGAAATAATAACTATTGCTATTCGAACGGTAGTACAAAAAGAAATCAAACCTTTAATAGAAGCAACGATTAGAAAAGAATTTTACAAGATTCTCAACGAAGCGGAAACGGCAGCGAAACCGAAAAGGACAATAATGGTCGAAGACGACGACAACACATCACTTTTGAGTTTAATAGAGGAAGATATAGATAGTGATCCGGCGAGAGCTCAAATAAACGAAAAGATTTTCAAGGGTAAAACACCATTTGCGGATGTATTGAATCAAACAGCGGATGCCGTAAAAAATAGAACTGGTATTTATGCTAACCCATTGAAACAAACGGGCAGTCAAGTAAAAATGAAATTAAATAACGATGGACTTGCTACAACGGCACCAATTGATGCTCAAATGTCTACTCGAACATACAACCGTAGTGAAATGGCTGCCAAGATAGGATATGGTGATATGCCAAAAATAGGTGTAGATAATAAGGTGAAAAACATTATAGCAAAAGATCCAACATCAGCACCATTGAATGAGATAGAACTTCCAACGACGAATGCTGACGGCAAACCAATAAATTATGCGAATGTTCCACAAGATATAGTAAAAAATATGATGAAAAATTATAGTGGTCTTTTAAAAAAGGTAGAATCTAAGGTAATGAGACCGTAAGGGAAGATAAATGACACAACCAATAGGAGTAAAAGTGCCCATTCGGATGGGCAGCACCGGATTTTTTGATCAGACATTTTCGTCAATAGATGAAGCTAAATCAAATATGATAAATCTTCTATTGACGAGAAAAGGCGAAAGACCAATGCAACCTGATTTTGGCACAAAAATATACAACTATTTATTTGACCAACTTACGGGCGACTTGGCGAATAGGATAGAACAAGAGATACAATCAGCAGTAGATACTTGGTTACCTTATGTCGAGTTGATAGATGTTAATGTAGATGCCAGTCCGACGAATATGGATAGGAATAGAATTGATGTAAATATTAGATTTGGATTACGACGAAATATAAGAGAACAAGAAGAAATAGTAATAACATATGTAATTTAAAGGAGATAAAATGAAACGATCTGAATTAATTAGGAGATAACAAATGATTAAGTTGAAACAACTTATTAAAGAAGAAATCAATGTTGTAAATACTGCGAATTATTTTGCACAAAAACTCTATGATTTATTAAGAGATGAAAAACCCATATTTGCATTTAATAAATTTGAAAGAGAATTATCTACATTAAATTTATCTGACGAACAAATAAAACAGGTAAGTAAAAAATTATGGAATAGTAAAGGAAATATGAATTTAAATCGTCTTAAACAATTGACTCGACAAGAGTTAATTAAAATTTTATCATAAAAGGAATTAAGAAATGATTAAATTAAAACAATTATTAGAAGAACTTCGAAAAATTATAAATGAAAGAACGGGAGAAGAACACCCAGATCCGAAAGTAAGTGAACTTATAAAAAAATTTAACAAGACGGGTAGAACAGCGTTTACGTATCCTAAAAAAAAGATGATAAATGTTAATGGTCGGGGAATGTCAGAAAAGAAAGCTATAGAATATATGAAAAATGTTATTAAGGAAAAATAATTGGAGAAAATAAATGGCTAATACAAGTAAAGAGATTAGATATTTAGGTCGGGATTTTAATGATTTTAGAAATAATCTCATAAATTTCGCCAAAGTATACTTCCCAACTGTGTATAAAAATTTTAATGAATCTAGTGTGGGAATGATGTTTATTGAAATGGCGTCTTATGTTGGCGATACATTGAGTTATTACATTGATTCGTCTCTAAAGGAAAGTTTACTCTTGTACGCTGAAGAAGAGCAAAACATTTATGCTCTTGCTCAAACACTTGGGTATACTCCAGCATTAATTGTTCCCGCTACAACTCAACTTGATATTTATCACATAGTTCCGGCCGTGGGTAGTGGTACATCAGTTACTCCTGATTGGAGTTATGCTTTAATTGTGAATGCTGGTATGCAGGTTGCAAGTAAAACCGATTCAAATGTAATTTTTAGAACATTAGAAGATGTTAATTTTGCTAATTCTTCAAGTAGTGATCCAACGAAAGAAAATTATACAAATGCTACGGTTTGGGAAACTGATGATAGTGGAAATCCTACTTTTTTTGTGCTCAAAAAAACAACTCAGGTTGCAGCGGGTGAAATAAAGACGGTTGGGTTTAGTTTTAGTTCACCAACTCGGTTTGAAAAAAAGGTAATATCTGATACTGATGTTGTTCAAATACTTGATGCTACTGATTCTGATGCCAATACTTGGTATCATGTACCTTATCTTGCTCAAGACACAATATTTACTGATCTTAGAAATGTTGCTGCATATGATAAGGATTTAGCACAATACAACGACACGGCGCCATATTTATTAAAACTCAAGAAGTCTGCTCGTCGCTTCACATCGCGGATTCGTGGCGACAAAAAGACAGAAATACAGTTTGGTGCTGGTATTTCTGATAATCCTGACCAATTATTAATTCCAAATCCGACAAACATTGGGTCAACTTTATTTGGATCTGTAACATTTACTGATACACCGATTGATCCAGCAAACTTTTTACATACAAAAACTTATGGACAAGCACCAACGGACACAACTATTACTGTAAGGTATGTAGTTGGCGGTGGTTTATCATCAAATGTAAATCAAGATGAATTAACACAAATAAAGGATGTAACATTTACGATTGACGACGATGATTTAAATGCTGCTACATTAGCACAAGTAAAAAACTCGATTGCTTGTAATAATTCTGAAGCAGCTACGGGTGGTCGTGATGGAGAGAGTGTTGAGGAAGTAAGAATGAATGCTTTAGCTAATTTTCCAACACAACTTCGTGCAGTAACGAAAGAGGATTACATTACAAGGGCATACTCAATGCCGGCGAGATATGGACGAGTAGCGAAAGCATACATTATGCAGGATGATCAACTCAGTCAATCGCCTGATTGCAAAGATTTAGTAGGTAATAACACGAGAATTCCCAACCCACTCGCTTTAAATTTATATTTATTGGGATATGATAAAAATGGAAAACTTACACCATTAAGTTGTGCGATTAAAGAAAACTTGAAAGTATATCTTGGTCAATATAGAATATTAACCGACGCGATAAACATTAAGAATGGGTTTATTGTAAATGTTGCAGTGAAATTTTCTATTATTGCTTTTAAAAATTATAATAAAAAAGAAGTTTTATTAAGATGTATTGAGAGGATTAAGGGATTTTTTAAAACAGACAATTGGCAATTTAATCAACCAATTATTCTTGCGGATATTCAAACTGAGCTTTTCAAAGTTGAAGGGGTGCAAGCAGTTGTTAATACTGAAGTGGAAAATAGGTGGTTAACTGCTAATGGATATTCTGGAAATATATATAATATTCAAGAGGCGACAAAAGATGGAATAGTATATCCAAGTCTTGATCCTTGTATATTTGAGTTGAAATATCCAAATAAAGACATTGAAGGGAGGGCATTATAATGCATTATTTTTTATTTCCAGAAAAAGATGCCACACTTTATGAGGATTCTGTATATCAGAACTCTGGGATGGATCAGATATTAGAATTACAAAAAATATTGGTTCATGCTTTAGGTGATGCTCCATATAATTCTCGTATATTGATACAATTTGACTTAGACGATTTTTCTGCATCACTTACAACTGGCGAAACAAGTGGTAGTGATATGAAATACTATCTTAATCTTGCTACGGATGAAGCGGTAGAGATTCCTGCAACATATAGTGTATATGTTTATCCTGTATCACAATCATGGCAAATGGGTGATGGCAAGCGGGGAGACAATCCAATAACGACAACTGGTGTAAGTTGGAATTCGCGAGATGGAGTAACTATATCCGGAGTAACTGGAAGCGCTTGGGAATCTGGTTCGGCTGGTGGCCCTGGTGGCGCTTATTTTTCTGGAACGTTAGCAGAACCGACAAAATACCAAGCCTCACAATCGTTTAATTATCAAACAACCGATTTACACGTTGATGTAACAAATATTGTTGAAGGTTGGTTGAGTGATTCAATACAAAATTTTGGATTTTTAATAAAACGAGATAATGCGTCTGAACAAAGTGTATTAAATCAAGGAAATCTTCAATTTTTTTCAAAAGAAACACACACAATTTATCGTCCAAGATTAGAAGTTGTTTGGAAGGATTATTCTTGGTCGCCATATACGACATCGAGTATAAGTTCAAGTATTTCAAGTTCAGCTGATGTTAGTACAACGACAACAGATCCTATACTTTATTATTCGACATCAAGTTTTTATACTGGAAGTGGGATAGGGACTGGTAGTGGATATTTCACACAAAGTGGCGACACAAATACATGGTATAGTGAGAGTTATTCGTGGATGACTTCATCCATTTATTCATATACTGGTAGTATTGGTTTATATCACAGTTCAAGTTTAAGTTATGTGTATTCAACTGCATCATATGATACATGGACAAGTGCAAGTATAACGTGGATAAGTGGTACTCTTTCACGAGTTGGAACTGTAGCTGATTTTTATACAGCAAGTTTAGGAAGTGAATATGAAAGTGCGAGTGTATTTTTTAGTAGTGGGTCATTGACATCCAGTGATGCGATGTGGACATATAATACGGTAGGTGGATATTATGCAAGTCAAAGTTATGCTGCCGTAACTGCGAGTTATAGTTGGGTGAGTTCAAGTTTATCGAGTTCTATTTCATCTTCGACAACGACAACGGCTCTTATGAGTAACGTTCCTGGCGAAACTTTTGTTGTTTATCTTGATAACTTACAAAATGAATATGTACAAGATTCAAAAATAAGATTTAGAGTAAATGCAAGAGATCGTTATCCAAGAAAAACTTATGTAACTGAAAGTTGGGCATACACACGAGATACCTATTACATTTCTTCGTCTTATTATGCGGTACGTGATGCTTGGACTGAAGATGAAATAATGCCGTGGTCAACTTATACGCAAATATCTGTTGATTCTTCTGGAAGTTATTTTAATTTACATCTCAATGGAATGGAGCCGGAAAGATTATATAGAATATTATTTAAGATAGTAAAAGGAAGTATAGAAACTGTTTATGATAAAAATTATACATTCAGAATAATAAGGTAACAATATGGCGAAACGAATAAAAGAAGTACAATTACAACAAAATTCTGTGGGTATTAATGGAGACGCATTAAACAATCAAGAATTGCGGGAGACGGCATTAAATCTTCTTACTGTATCTGGTGGGTATATTTCTACTGAACGTGATGAAATGGGAAACATTCTTTTATATGAAGACCCGAATAACATTGGCAGTAACAAACAACTTGTTACTCAATGGATTTCTGTTGATTTGGCTCGTAGGGATTATGATGATGACGAATTACAAAAAGTATTTGATACAAACATAAACGAATTATTTAAAGTACCAAAGACGAAAACTGCTGCCGAATTAAGAGCAGAAATAGAAAGAATGAGAAGATTACTTGCTGATGCTGAAAGTGATATTAACATTACAATTCAAGAAATTATAGTTAGTGAGAGTATTGGTACAACACCAACAGGGCCATTACCGGGAGAAAGTGGATTTAGAACCGTAAACAGTGCTCAAATTGCAATACCAGCTCAAATCGATATTGGTATAAAACTTAATTCATTAGATGAATCTAATGCCGTTCTCAATGTTGATACTGCTATTTGGAGTGATGATAATCACCAACTTGAGGAATATGAGCGTCCAATTGGCGAAATAAGATATGAGATATTACAAGATATAGCTACTAATGATTATTTTGTTAAATTGACGAGTAACATTAGCAGCCCACAACAATTTCAAGGATGGTATTTTGATAAAGAGAATCAATTGGATACATCAACATACGAATTATTACAAGGTAGAAGTAGTGTAGTGACTATACCAATAGTTAAAAGAGAACTTATCGAAAACAATAGTACATGGAATTTAAGAAGAAACATATTTACTGTAGCTGCTGCGTATATAGGTGATTCTCCTTCGGGAGCTCCGCCGGGAGGGCCGACGATAACAACAACTGATGTGGCAAACATTCTAATTCAAGAACAGGATTTTATTGATGGACGTTTTGCGAACGTACGGGATGATACGATTATCAAATTTAATTATAATATATCTGATCCTGAGGGAAATATTATAGCTGGTGCAGGCAAGGATGATGTAAATAATCCTTATAATGTAAGTGTTAAAGTTGAAAATACAATAAGATTTTGGATTGAAACTGAACCCGATACGAATATTGAAATGATACAAGGATGGTGGATTATTGCACAAAATGATGATAGGGAGCAGATATCAACTGGGCCGGGGCAACATTCTGTAGAATTTGTTGCTACTGCTGATATAAAGGGTTTATTAATTGTGATTACACCAAAAATTATAGTTTAAGAGAATAACATGATTAAAGATTTTAAAAATTATGAAAATATAAAGAACGCTAATGGTAGCGTTCGTGGCGAAAACATTGAAGAAAAAGATTTATCTTTAATATTTTTTGATAAATATTTTGAGGAAAATTATAATCTTAGTGGTCGTGATACTATTGAATTTTCTGTGTATGACATGGAAGATAATCAATTATTTTGGACAATCAAACAACCACCGTATGAAACATATGATCAATTTTCGCCATCGAAACTTATTCTGCGTCCTGGTGACGATTTAAGAAATAATAATTTTCAACGTGGTCAATATCGTATAGTATATGATTTTTATCGAGACGAACTTGGTTCTGGAATATATCTTTTAAACTATAAAGTATTTATTGATGAAATTTCACCTTCAAGAAAAGAAGTTAGAGTTTTACCTGTTAGTAAGGGGGATTTTGGATTAGATGCTGATTTTGCAGAACAATTCCTTAATTTTTCTTCTCCTGGTGTTGATAAAATAGTATTCAATCGTCGTTTTAGTGAAAGAATGAAACAAATAAGTAAACGTCAAATATATTCTTCTTATGGTTATGATATAAAAACAATAAATCAAATTAATAACAATTTTGTATCATTGAAAGATACTACAATTCAAAAAGTAGCTGATACAATAGATGCTTATGAGAAAAATTCACAAGATATTCTTACAAAAGATGAACAACGAAAAATAATAAATAGTGTTCATATAGATGTATGGAATGAAGTTTGGGGTATTGATTCTGGTTGGGATCAAATGCCGAATAAAGCGGGATTCAATGATTGGGTAACATTGATAAATGGATTTGTGTTTGAAGACGTAGCTGCTATACATGGTGATTTTTATCTTAATTTCGGAAATGGGCGACAATATTTAATTACTAATTGGGAGAAGGATAATATTACTTATCCTGAAACTCCAAATTCAATTGTATTCAAATTGTATGAGCCACTCCCAAGAGACATAAAAGTAAAAGATCAACTTTGGGTTTCTCGTCAAATAACTCCTTCTGTAATAGAAAAAGTATTTTTACTTGGTAGTGATGAAATACAAGAAACTGGTTATTATTTACGAGCAGCTAATTGGGATGTAGAAGTAGCTGGTATGACTGGTCGTGGAACTGGATTTGAAACTTGGAATAGTTTGGTTTCTACTGAAGTATCAACTTCACAACAAATCATAGATCATTATTTTAGTGCGTCTGATATGGGCGATGTCGCTTTGAATATAGATTATCGTGATTATTACAACTTTATACATTTTGGGTCTGCAGAAGAAAGATTGAAAAACTTCAAATACAAAATGGAAGTTATAGATCAATATAGTGAAAACATAAAAAAACTAAATAACTATACCAGTTCATTATATGTTTCGCAAAGTGTTGGTGGATTCAGAACAAAAATACGACAAACAATAAATACTTTTGATTCGTATGAACGACATTTATATTATGTATCTGGTTCATATTATTCAGGATCTCTGATAACAACTGACACATATTTAGTAAACAACATACATGAATGGCCGAAATCAAATAGAACAGAACCTTATCAACTATATCCATTAACATCTTCTCAAGCAACAAACTGGTATAATGATCAATTAGCGATTACGCAAAGGTTTGACCGTGATAACATATACAGTTTTGTAAATAATATACCGGTGTATTTGAGTGTAGAAGAAGATAATGAAGATTATTTAACTTTTATTTATATGATAGGGCAACATTTTGATATTCTTTATACATACATAAAACAACTCACATTAATTTCAAATCGCGATGAATCGTTGTATGAGGGATTAGCAAAAGATTTAACTTTTAATGTTGCTAAATCAATGGGTTTTGATTTAACAAATGGGCAAGATAATGTAGATCTTTGGAAATACGCATTCGGTTTTGCTAATTCAGGCAGTTATAGTTCATATTCAACCGGTTCGGCTATGAGTGTTAGCGGGTCGGGCGAAGTTCATATGAGTGGTGAGAATGCTTCAAAAGAAATTTGGCGAAGACTTTTAAATAATTTACCTTATATATTGAAAACAAAAGGAACATCAAGAGCCATTAAAGCATTACTTGCTTGTTATGGTATTCCAACTTCAATGTTGACAATACGAGAATACGGTGGCCCTGATCCAAGAGATTATCCAAATTTTGAAGATAAATCAGCTTGGATATTTGATGATTTTGTATATGCTATAGATTTTGAAGGTAGTCAAAGTGTTTCGCGTGCGTGGAGTGCTTATTACGATAGTATATTTCCACAAACGATTGAATTCCGTTTTGCTGCTGCACCAACGACGAAAGTTACACAATCTTTGTTTTGTACAGAAAATTTTTCTATAAACCTTCTTAAAACAGCAAAAGAAAATCATGGTCGTCTTGAAATTATTGATAGTGTGAATAGTGCTCTGACAGATCAATATCAATATTTTGATGGCGAATTTAATACTCTTATGTTGAGAACTTATAGTGGTTCTGGTGGTTGGATACACGAACTTGTAACAAAAAAAGCCGAAAGCGATCATATAATTTGGGAAAGTTCAGCAAGTATTGTTACTGGTTCTGATTATTCTACCGTTTCAACATTTTATATTGGTGGTGATGATGTACCTACGTGGGGTCAACAATTTACTGGTTCGATGCAAGAATTTAAATTGTATCAAACGGCTTTATCTGAATCAACATTTAATAATCATGTAAGGTGGCCGAAATCATATAATTCTAATACACCTACAAGGACATATTATGATTTAACATTGAGATATTCTTTTGATGATCCAACAAATCACACAATAACATCAACGGTAACTGATACGAAACCAAATCAAACAACAGTTGGTGGTCCTGGTACACTTCAAGGAACGGCAAACGATTTTGATAGCGAAATAAATTATCATCCAATAGTTGAGGAATATGCTGCGTTGACACCTTTGCTTGGATCTGGTAGATTTATTAATAATAAAGTAAGAATTGAAGCCAATGAACTTGCTTATGGGCAATTAAATGTTGGTAAGAGAGTTGAAAAATCATCATTTGATAGAGCACCTTTAGATTCACCTAAACTTGGTATATATTTTACTCCGCAAGACGCAATAAATAAGGATATTGTTGCAACATATGCCGGTCTTGATTTACTCGGATATATTGGTGATCCACGAGATAAATTTACTGATACATATGATGATTTAGATGAATTAAATAGATTTTATTGGAGTAAATATATTGATAAACCTAATAACAACGATTTTGTACGAATAATAAAAAATTATGATAAGTCATTTTTTGATCAATTAAAATCATTAATTCCTGCGCGTGCTAAGCCGGTAATTGGAACATTAATTGAACCACATATACTTGAGAGATACAAAGTAAAATGGATGCCACTTGACGAAGAACGAAATGATTATCAAACATATATAAATTTAGCAGCATATCCAACATTTAGTAATGATTATCTTACTTATGAAACTAGGTTACTAGTAACTCAATCAAGTGGATCGGCAGAATATTTAACTTATGTTACTGAATTGGATACTGGGTTTGAAGCGTCTTCTATTTATTATACCGGAGAACAACAAGTAATAGATATGATATGGCCGATTCAAGACAATTCTACATATAATTCGAGTGGTTTTCAAACGAAAAGACAAGTTGTAGGATATAATAGTTCATCATATTATGTATATGATTTATATCCAGGAAATTGGTATTTACAATATCGTGAATTAGAAAGTAGGGTTTGGTATAATGGAACATTGAATACAAGGAATACAACTTTTGATGGAAAAGAACCGGTAGAAATTACTTTTACAAATCCAAATAAATTAAAAGCCACGGATCAAGGGCCAACTAAAATAACTGTGGAATAAAAGTAAATATTTTGAATGTTTATATTTATATATGGTATAGAAAAAGTAAAAAAGTAAAAATGTAAGAAAATAAGGAGATATAAAATGGGATACTTGGATAATAGTACCGTAACTGTAGAAGCAATTTTAACTAAAAAAGGCAGAGAAGTTTTATCAAGAGGCGGAACTTTGAATATTACAAAATTTGCACTTGCAGATGATGAAGTTGATTATTCTTTGTGGCAAGCCGATCATCCGCTTGGTACGAATTATTATGGAACAATCATAGAAAATATGCCTGTGCTTGAAGCTACACCTGATGAAACTCAGACGATGAGATATAAACTTGTAACTTTACCAAAACAGACGACAAAAATGCCGTTGCTTTCTATTGGGTTTTCCTCAATTCAGCTTGGAAAAGTGGGTGATACAGTTCTTGTTCAACCGAAGACAAGATTTTATGAAGCCGATACTTATGGATATACTGCTATTGTTGAAAATTCTAATTATGTCGATTTACAAGTAAAATCTACGGTAGGCCAATCAGTTGTGCCGCTCATTCCATCATTTTTACGTGATGATGAATTAAATCAATCTCTTGTAAAAGTTGGTAAATCTTTTACTCTTATTAGTAAAGATGTTACTGCTTATACAAGTACATTTGTAAAAACAAATTTAACAATAATAGGTAATGATACTGGTGCAACGATGACTATTCCTGTTACAGTTTATAGGGACAGAATACGAGTACGTGATATGGAAGCTATTAGTTAAGAAAAATAAATAGGAGAATATAAAATGGCAAAACGATTAACCCCAATACAAGCAGCGACATTAGAAGCGGCTGGAGTTCCTGCTACACCAGAACAAATTGACGGGACTCCAATAACGCCAGCAGCAAGAGGAACTAGTAGATCTATACAAGAAATCGCAGCTGATCCGGGAGTTACGACTGAAATGAAAGTATTTACGCCGTTTACTGCTGATGACAAAGTATTGAATATGAGTAGACGTGTAACGGCCGGCATGTGGACTGGAAATACTGGAAGTTTATATACATTTTTTACTTCTAGTGTTCAATCAGCAAGTAGTGGTTATTGGTATTATGATATTTATAATTCAGCAGCATCAACTGGCGAAGTTCAATTCGCATTAGCATATGGTCACAAAGATGGAGGTGGTTATCCAGTAATTTCTGCATTAAACACATCAAAAGAACCAACAAAAGCTATTTATGCTCAATATAGAAATATATTACTTGATCCTGAAGATGAAACTTTTTCATTTGCTAATAGTTGGGACAGCGATCATATTTTTGTATTAAATATACAACGATCTCGTTTAAAACAAAAAATGGATGCCGGTAATTGGGAATTACATATTGTATCTGGAAGCTCCCCGGCTGTACAAAAAACTATAAAATTAATTGATGATAGTGGACAAAAATTTGACCAAGCGGTATCTCTCGGTGGTAGAAAATATAATGTGGTCAGTGGGTCTCTTAATGTTGGTGCTGCTGCAACAATTAAAACTACGGCAGCTAATGAGCCAGCCGGTGGAATGGGATTGTTTTATCCTGACAGAGGATTTATTGTTCTCAATCCGCATGCTTTAGAATATCATTTAGGGCGGTTTATTTCTTCCGGTTCAGCTACAACAGCAATTGCTAACAATCATGGCAAATTATATAAGATGATAGAATCCGGATCATATTTTACGGCGAGAAACGAAGAAATAGTAACTTCAGCACATTATTTTGTAAGAGTAAAGAATAAAGAATATAATCTTAGTAATAATCCAACTTATTATACATCATCTGATGGATCATTGAATGTTTCTACATTTATTGGTGATCCACATTCTTATATTACTACTATTGGTCTTTACAATGATTCCAACGAACTTCTTGCTGTCGCTAAAGTGAGTACACCATTATTGAAATCGTTTGATCGCGAAGCTTTAATCAAAGTCAAATTAGATTATTAGCATTAATAAAAACAATAGGATAGAGTGATGATATGTCAGCATACAAAGAACTGCCACCAGAAAATGTTAGTTTTCGTACATTTGTTGCGAATAAAGAATGGATTTTTACTCAAGATGATACCGACGCAGCTCAAGTAAGAAGTGCGTTCCAACGTACAGGAAGTTGGTATTATATTATAAATGATGGAGCAATAAGTGGTTCTTTTATCCCGCCCCGAACTCTTTACGATAGTATAAAACATTTATATTATAATGAAACGACTATTATTAATTATACCGGTTCATCAGTATACAGATCCGATGTTGGATTGACTGCTAACGGGCATGTAATAGGTAGTGGGGATTTTTCAGCGGGTTCTGCATACGTGACGAAATTTTTTGAACCTTTTAAGAATTTTGGGCCAAACAATTTTTCCACATATAAAATGTTGGGCGACAGAGCTGTTGTTGTTTCAGTTGCACAAGAGAGATTTGGAGATGGAATAAAACCTGGAACTGTGCATCTCGAACAAGTTTCCGCTTCTTATGCAGGCGTTTCACAATCTTTTACTTTATATGACGATGAAAAAGGGAATCTTTATGATTATGATTATTCCGCAAGTTTTGCTGCTAATAAACCTTTATATACTGTAGGAAATGTTTTTTACGATCATGGTAATATGATAATAACGGCGACTGGTTCACAATACCAATATTTCGGAACTGGTTCAAGCACTTACACTGTAAAATTTAGAGCGACACAGAAAATATATGAGTTGGAAGCGTATTGTACGGCGAAAGCTGGAGAATTCAATACGCCAATGAATCCTAGTGCAAGAGTAAGTAGGTCATTACAAACATCTGATCCATTGGGATTTGTATCGAGTTCGGATTTTTCGTCTTATGTTACGACAATTGGGCTATACGATGATAATCTGAATTTGCTAATGGTTGGAAAGACTGCTCAACCTATACGCAATGATCCTGATCTTGCTATAACTTTTGTAGTGAGACTTGATTTATAAGTAGTTATGGAACTTTTCTAGTTTAAAATAGTATAAATAACAAAAGGAATAGTTATATGAAAACGAGTAGCTGTAAAGCCAAAGGCAGACGTTTACAAGATGCCGTTGCTAAATCATTACAAGAAACTTACACATCTTTACGAGAAGGTGATATAAAGGTAGCAATTATGGGCGAAAGTGGGCGTGATATAGGATTGTCGCCAACCGCCGAAGATGTGATACCTTTTGATATCGAATGTAAGAATCAGGAAAAAATTAACATCTGGTCTGCGATGGAGCAAGCAGAATTTAATAAAAAAGAGGGGCGTATTCCCTTAGTTATTTTCAAACGCAACAGATCAAAGACTTATGCAGTAATAGAATGGGAAAAGTTATTGGAACTAATTAACAAAAAATGAGTATAACATTATATGAATGAAACAAGGTTATTACAACTCATAGAAGTCATTTTAGGCTCAAGTAAAAAACAGGGAAACAAAGGCGATTTTTTATTTTTTTGTCCGCAATGTAATCACTATAAGAGAAAGTTGTCGATAAATGTAGATCAATCGTCTAAAAAGTTTGGCAGGTGGGCGTGTTGGGTTTGTCAGGATTACAACAACACAAAAGGTAAATCTCATTGGTCGTTATTCAAGAAATTCAAGGCATCCCCGCAACAGCTTACGGAACTCAGCGAGATATTAGGCGAGAGGCGATACACGACTAAGAAAGATGAAGAGGTCAAGAAGATTTTGACTTTACCATCTGAGTATATATCTATGTGGGGTTACACAGGAAGTCTTGAAGATTTAGATTATCGCCGAGCGGCTGTGTATTTGAATAAGCGGGGCATTACGTGGGGCGACATAATAAAATATCAAATAGGATTTTGTAAGAGTGGCGACTATAAAGGTAGGATAATAATACCGTCATACGACGAAGATAACAAACTCAACTTTTTTTCAGCACGAAGTTATTATGAAGAT